GAGGTGCTGGAGGGTATCAGGCGTGTCTCGGTAGCGCTCAAGGCCGGGATGTACCGGATCCACAAGCAGAACAATCCGAAAACGCTCAAGGAACTCGAGGTCTATTCCTGGTCCGAGAAGGCGGCCAAGCGTGGGGAAGAGGAGCCAATCAAGGAAAATGACCACACCTGTTTCGTGGCAGGGACTCTGATTTCTACGCCTGCGGGCGTCGTGCCCATCGAAAGCATTTCTCCTGGCGATCTTGTGCTCAGCCCACTCGGCAGAGCCAGAATCCTCGAAATCGGCGTACGCGAGGCTGAATGCATTGACACTGGCGTGCTCATTGGAACGCCAGAACATCCTATTTTCTCACAAGGGAAATGGGTTAGATTGGATGCTGTAGAGTATAATGAATTATGCGAGTTGAATCAGTCATATTCAATGGAATCGAGTTTAGGCGTTACCCGAACTCCAAGCGCGCCTCAGACCGCAATTACTTTCGTCCGCATGCTGGACATATCGGCGCCGGCACTAAGGCGCTGCACGTCGAGATTTGGAAGAGCATCCACGGGCCCGTTCCTCCCGGTCATCATGTGCACCACATCGACGAGAATCCAGGAAACAACGATCCTTCCAATCTCGAATGTCTTCCCGGTCATGACCACCTATCTCTCCATACCAAAGGAAAACACAGAGATCCCGCGCACATGGCTCGAATCATCGAAATGGCCAAGACGTGGCATCGATCAGAAGAGGGCCGTGCATGGCACCGCAAGCAAGCGAGAAAAACAATCTCTCGTCTCATGGAAGCTCGCGCCACATACATTTGCCGCGGGTGCGGGAAGGAATTTCAGGGCTGTATTCTCGGGCGTCATTTCTACTGCAATGTCAATTGCAAGCAGCGCGCCAGCTATCAGAAGAATCTGGGCGCGGAATCCCGCATTTGCGCGGTCTGTGGCAAGCCTTTTATGGCGCATAAGCACAGCGTCACAAAAACCTGTAGCCGCTCATGCGGTACACGCCTGCGGTGGACAAAAAGTCTATACGATCAAAACTGAGCACGGTTGCTACATCGCCAACGGTATTCTCGTGAGCAATTGTGACGTGATCCGCATGTGCGTAAGCAAAATGATCCCAAAATGGCGGGTAGGCTAAGCGTATCCCCGTCCGTATCCCGATATTCAGCCTGTTGTAAGATAGCCGCATGGCCCAGAAAGACTCGCTTTCGCTCGCCAAGGAGCGCGCAGCCCAGAAGCTCAAGATTCAGCCGGCGCCACAGCTCAGGGGCGCGGTTGATATGTATTCCAATCCCGCCGCGAACGTGGGCTGGGGCACGACTTCACTGGCCAACGGCGGGCGGCATGTCCCATTCCGTATCTCGCTCGACTATCAGAAACTCGTTTTCATGTATCGCGGCTCGTGGATCATCCGCTCGGTCGTGGATACGAAACCTCAAGACCAACTGAAAGCATTTCCAACACTTACATCGCAGGTCACACCAGAGGATATTGCAGCCTTCGACAAAGTGATTGCGGATACGGCTACGCTCCAGAAGTACATCGAAGGCCGCAAATGGGGCCGGCTATTCGGCGGCGCACTCGGAATCATCATTCTCAAAGGCCACAATGATCTGGCGCAGCCGCTGGCGCTCGAGGACGTGGACGTGGACAGCTACCGCGGCATGATTGTCGTCGATCGCTGGAGCGGCATGAGCCCCAGTTCCGAGCTCATCAAAGATTTAGACAATCCATCGGAATATGGCCTGCCTGTGTATTACGATGTTTACACCGAAGCCGGCCAGAACTTGAGAGTCCATCATTCCCGTTGTCTGCGCTTTGTGGGGCGCGATCTTCCCCTGTTCGAGAAGCAGATCGAAACCTACTGGGGCATGAGCGAGATCGAGTGCATCCTGGATGAGCTGAATCGCTACGACTATGGCATGGCAGCGGTTGCGGACCTGATCTCGCGCGCCAATGTCTTTGCCATGCAGAACCCGATGCTGGCCCAGATGCTTTCAGGCGTGGGCCTCACACAGCAGCAGTTGAATGATTATCTCCAGCGTGTTGCGGCGGTATCGGAAACGATTACCACGAATGGCCTATTAGTGCTCGGCGAGAATGAGGAGCTTTTCACGCATACCTGCTCGTTTTCGGGGCTTTCGGACGTGATGCGGATGCAGATCATGTGCCTCTGCGGGGCCAGCGGATATCCAGTATCGCGTCTATTCGGCGAGACGCAAACGGGTCTGAATTCGAGCAACGAAGGCGATTTGCAGGCGTATTACGATAATGCGGATCAGGAGCGTAACCAGAAGGATCGGCCGCTCATGGATAAGCTGATTCCCATTATCTGCATGAGCACCTGGGGTCAGGTTCCCGATGATCTCGATTACAACTTCTGCCCCATCCGCAGCATGACGGCAAAGGAGAAGGCTGAGCTCGGCAAGACACAATCGGATGGCATTACCGGACTCTTCAATGCTGGAATTATCGGGCGCCAGACGGCACTGCGTGAGTTGCAGACCGCATCCAAGGTGACGGAGCTCGGCACGAACATTACCGACGAGATGATCGAGGAAGCGGATGACGATGTGCAAGTTCCGCTCCAAATCGAGGCCGAGGAAGCGCGCGCCGGCACGGAAGAGTTCACCGAAGGCAAGACAGGCGTGCAATCCCAGAAAGTCAAAGGCGCCAAGGATTCATGGTTTTACCGCGCATGGAAGAAAATGCGGGGATTTAGCTATTCTGATGGTGAGCAGTTCTAATGATCCATGAAAACGAATTCCGCGAAATGCTGTATCTTGAGAGAGCGAATCGTCATTTGCTCTGGCGGATCTTTCGCCATCTTGAGATCAAGCCCTTAACCGCTTCAATCGCAGTTCACTTTACAGGAGATGTTTCAATGGCAAATAACACGCTAGTTTTCAACGTTGGCCAGACTTCGACGGCCTCAATCGTTCCCCTGCTCGCCGATGGCGTCACGAACTCCGCTGGTGTCGTGTCAAACGTGGCTTACGCCTTCAGCGATCCCTCGGCAACCGTAGTGCTGAATGCTGACGGAGTTACGGCTACTGTTACGGGCGTGGCAGCGTCCACTGGACCCGTGGCGGGCGTGGCGACCTGTACTGTCACCGATACCGATGGTGTGGTTAGCCAATGGTCGCAGGCCTTCACGATCACGACCAATGCCGTAACACCGCCTCCGCCTCCGCCGGTACAGTTGACGCAATCGGTTGCGGTATCGTTCACGACACCGCAGTAAGGCGAGAAGATGCCTCCGTTCCATCGCCCTCGGCGCATCGAGGAAGAGTATCGCCGCGCGCTCAATCGGCTTATGGAGCGCTGGCTGAAGAGTGTTCCACGTGGAACAGATCTTGATGCCATTTTCGCCTTTCTGGGCAACGGCGGCGGTGAGCAGGTCATGCAGGCATCCGATCGGCTGGCCCGCGCGATGGTCACGCAGACGGCTGTGCAGAATGCGAATAGCTGGCGCGAGGCTGCGCGCAAGTCGAGCCAGGGCAAACGCATATTTGACCTGCTGCGCACGGAGATGCAGGGGCCTGTAGGTCTTGTCATGCGCGGACTGGTCGCGCATCATGCCAAGCTGATCCGGTCGATTCCCCAGGATTTGGCGCAGGATGTAGCCTCGCAGATTGCCACGCGCCAGATGCGGGGGGAACGCGCGGAGGTAATAGCAAAGGATATTCGGCAGCGGTTCCCGGAGATCACGCGCTCGAGAATCGCAATGCTCGCGCGAACTGAGGTTGCAAGCGCTGCCACATCGATCAGCGAAGCGCGGGCAAAGAACCTGAATCTTCCTGTATATGAATGGCTTAGCTCGGAAGATTCGCGCGTGCGGCGCTCCCATCGCAAGATGGATCATGTGCTGGTGTTCTGGTCCGATCCGCCCGCACCGGAGGCACTTGTGGGCGAGAAGTCCAGGCTGGGGCACTACCATGCGGGAAAGTCGCCCAACTGCCGCTGCGACGCGAATGTGATCGTTGATCTTGACCAGATCGATTGGCCCGCCAAAGTGTATTCTCGTGGCTCGATTCGGCGCATGGGACGCGCCAAATTCCTGCAACTTGCTGCGTGAAGGGAGGCGGGCAGAGTGCCAGAGCAAGCGAGCCGCCTTCGGGCGGCTTCGCTTTTGTGCTTGACATAGGAATACACTTGGGGATACGGTAAAAGAGCGTATTTAGAAAGGTGCTCGTTATGGCTGAAAAAGAATTGTTTGGGCTATTTGCCGCTATTTTGATTCTCGCGACGGCGTTCTTGATCTACTGGGTTCCATCGCTTATCGCACGGCGCCGCAATCATAGCAATCTTTTCTCGATTGCGCTTGTTAACCTATTCTTCGGATGGACTTTAATAGGATGGTTCATCGCTCTAATATGGGCGGCAACCGATAACGTGAAAGCGGAAAGTCGATCATGAGACGCATCGGCGTTCCCGTAGTCATCCGCATCACCGATGACATGCTCGAAGTGGCGCGGAGGCTCGCCGCGGCCAAGAATAAGCCCTTGCGCACGCTGCTGCGCGAGATCATCGAGGATGTGCTGAAAGAGGCCGAGAAATGAAGTGGCTTTCCTGCCTATCGTTCATTCTCGGAATTGCCGCAACATTCGCCATTCTCTTGATTGTCTGGTTCGTATCGATGATCTGGCTAGGATGGCCGAACTGATGCCCATGCCTCTGCTGATCCTCTCCGATTCGCCCTGCGCCACATCCGGCCTCGGGCGCATCACGCGCGAACTGGCGCTGCGCATCCACGAGCATATGAGCGACGTGTTTCGCGTGGGCTGCATTGGGCCTGGTGCCGGCCTGCCGTTTGAGCCGCCGTTCTTCCATCACCGCATCGATCAGATCCCAGATTGGACCGTACCCGAATTGCCACTGATCTGGCAGGCGTTCGCGCAAGGGCAGCACGGGATCCTGCTGGTGATCTGGGACGCTTCCCGCCTTCTCTGGCTTTCACATCCCGAGCCATATTGCGCGAATCTAGAGCTCAAGAAGTTCTTGCTCACAAAGCCATTCGATCTGTGGACCTACAGCGCCATCGATGCCGAAGGACCGAACGGAAAGCTCTCTATCCTGCTGCGCGAGGTCTTGCGCGGCTTTGACCGCATTCTCGCCTATAGCGAATGGGCAGCCCGGATTGTCGAGCGCACGATCGGCGACGGAAAGACGATTGATTCTCTCCCTCACGGCATCGATCCGAAGATATGGCGCCCACGCGGACGCGACAAGGCGCGGCGCAAATTCGGCCGGCTCGTGTTCGATACCGATTTCACCATCGAGCCCAATAAGTTCGTGATCGGCATCGTGGCGACAAACCAGGCGCGCAAGGATTACGGAACGGCCATCAAAGCCGCGGCGGAGATTGCCAAAAATCATGATGTTCTGCTCTGGATCCACACCGATGTGCTCGAACGCTTCTGGTCGATCTCGGCGCTTTTATGCGATTACGGCCTGAATAACCAGGCTGTCGTGACGCATGGTCAACTGACCGATGAGCAAATGACGTGGGCATATTCGGCCTGCGATGTGACGTTTGGGATCGGGCTGGCTGAAGGCTACGGATTCCCCATCTTTGAATCTCTAGCGTGCGGTGTTCCCTGCATCCACGGAAACTGCGGTGGTGCCCCTGAACACATGCCCAAAGAACTTCTAATTGAGCCAGTCGCATTTCGCTCGGAAGGAACATTTGCTTCACAAAGGCCCGTGTATGAAGCTCGCCAATGGGCGGAAGCGGCATTGCGATTAAAAGGGGTAGACGCTACCCTCCCCAAGCATTTAGAATGGCCTCAATTATGGCCCAGATTTCGAGCATGGCTGGAGGCGGGAATTGCAAAGGAAAAACAAACGCTATCTGTGGTTGGTCAAGAAGATAGAAGAACATCAATCAGATAAGTGCCTTTTATGGCCCTTTCAGGTTGATAAAGATGGCTATGGTCGGGTTCGTCCTGGTGGCAAGAGGATTACTTACGGAGCACATCGAGTTGCGTTTTTATTGGCAAATGGCCATTGGCCAACGCCTTGCGGACTCCACTCTTGCGACACCCCTCGCTGTGTGAACCCGAGGCACATTTGGGAAGGAAGCTCGGCTGACAATAATGCAGACCGAGCGAAGAAAGGCAGAGGATTGATTGGAATAAGACAGCCAGATGCAAAACTAACCGATGAAATCGTGCGTCAAGCACGTCTCGAATATGCCCCTAGGAAATTTGGATTTCATCGACTTGCCAAGAAATACGGAGTTTCAAAGCCAGCAATGATGAGCGCGATTAAACGTAAGACATGGAGGCACGTCGCATGAACATTGAACGCGCACTAAAGACTCCAGGCTGGATGAGCGAGAACGAACTTAGCTACATCGCCGATCTTGCCTCCCGCCATTCGTGCATAGTCGAGGTTGGAAGCTGGCGCGGACGTAGCGCTGTGGCGTGGGCGCAGAACACTCCCGGCGTTGTTTACTGCATCGATGTGTGGGCTAACGATGCTTACGGTATTTCATTCCCAGAAGACCCTCCCGATCTTCACCAGCGCGAGGAATGGATGCTTACCGAGTTCCACAAGAACATCATCGGGATTCTTAACATTGTTCCGATTCGCACTTACTCAGTAAAGGGGGCAGGGATCATTAAAGCGATGGGCCTGCGCCCAGATGTGATATTTCTCGACGCAGACCACAGTTACCCGAGCGTTATGGGAGATATGGACGCTTGGACGCCGTTGCTCGCCGATGATGGAGTTCTGTGTGGTCACGACTATGGCTATGGAGGATGGCCCGATGTCAAGACAGTCGTAGATGCCAGGGTTCCTAAGTTCCGCCTGATAGATACCTTGTGGACAACAGAGTTATGATGCCGTTCTTCTCTATCATCACGCCGACGATTCAGCGCGAAAGCCTGAAAGAATGCTGCGCATCGGTGGATATTCAGACTTATCCCGATTGGGAACATATCGTGATGATTGACGCGGCCAAAGTCAATGAATCGATGATAAACTCGTGCGACCGACCAAACAGGAGATTTGCTCAGTGCCTTCATCCGCACCATAACTACGGGAACACTTGCCGCCATAACGCATGGCCTTTGACGCAAGGAGCTTATCTTCTCTATCTCGATGACGACAATTGGCTCTTTGACCAGAATATCCTTTTCGAGATAGCGCAGGCGCTTCTTTCCGCACCGCAATGGGCGCTCTTCCCGATCCTTCGGCATCGCTCCATTTTCTTCAATGATCCACCGGGACTGTGCATGACCGATACGGCCAACGTGGTAGTCAGGAGAGAGATTGGCCAGTGGCCTAACATTCCCGACTACACGGCGGATGGTCATTGGGTTGAAGCATTGAAGCGTTATCCATACGAAGCCCATCCTGATTCCAGACCTATCGTAGTTATGCAGAAGTCAAACGAGGGAAGATGAATCCTGTACTTATAGTTACGCGTAACTGCTTGGAACTTACTCAGAAGTGCGTTGCTTCAGTTAGAGCGCAGGATATTTGTACCGAAATTATAATTATTGACAATGCTTCCTCAGACGGAACTCGGGAATGGATTGTATCGGAAGGTTTGCATCTTGGCATGTTCGAACACAACGCTGGAGTCTCAGCCGCTTGGAATGTTGGATTAACTGGAGCATTTACCGAACATGACTATTGTCTTGTCGTGAACAATGACACCGAGTTACCGAATTACTTCTACCGAAAGCTACTCTCTTACGATCTTCCCTTTGTTACCGGCACGAGCGTCGATGACCCATCTAACCATCCCGAGTCATGGCATCAGCCAGCGGAGTATCCAGACTTCTCAGCTTTCCTGATTCGCCGCGAATGCTGGGAAAAAGTTGGACGCTTCGATGAACGAATGAAGTTCTACGCATCGGATTGTGACTATGCGGTGAGGGCGCATTGCGCTAGAATACGCATGATGAACGCCGGAGTGCCGTTTCAGCACAAGCGGTCATCTACCTTGAACAGCGCCAGCGCTGAGGAGAGAGCCGCGATTCAGGCGCAGGCCGATGAAGACCGGCGAATTTTCAGGAGCATTTATGGCTGCTTCCCGTGGGAACCGGGATACGCAAAGCTATTTACTAACTAGATTCCTTTTGAAATTCCGCTCTTGACTCGCGCATAGGGATACGAATTTAGGGATGTGCTATGCTCTTTTCGTGCCTCTTACAGCCAAGGGCGAGACCATACTTCGCGCGATGGAGCGCACCTATCCGTCCAAGAAAAAGGCAGAATCTGTTTTCTACGCCAGCCGGAACGCACACAAGATCACAGGCGTTGATGCGGCGGCAGACCAAAAGCGCGGCCGGATTACCTACTACGCCAGCAAGCTCCCCGACAAGGAAACGTGGTTCCAGACCCCCGAAGGCTATCGCATCTACAAGGACGTGCCGATCGCGCGCACCGGAAGCCAGAACTATCTGGGCTACGAAATCAAGAAGAATCCCGGCTACAAACCTGAATGGAATATCGGCGATGATGACCAGGTAACGGTCTATCGGCCTGAGTCCGAGGTCTTAGCGCCGGCAGCGCTGGCATCATTCGAGGGCAAGTCGGTTCTTGACGAGCATCCAGCTGATCCCCAAATCCTGATTGATGCGCTCGATGAATATGAATCGGTGAGCCGCGGACACGTTCACAATGTACGTGCCGGCGAGCGCATGGCAGACGGCGAAATCGGGCCAGTGGCCGATCTCTGGGTCAAGCATCCCGAACTGAATATGAAGATCGAGGGCGGCGTGCGGGATGTGTCCTGCGGCTATACCTTTGTGCTGGCTAAAGATGAGCATGGTAAATTTATCATGACGGAGATCAGGGGCAACCATGTTGCTGTGGTGCCCACCGGCAGAGCAGGACGTTTGTATGGTATTGGCGACAAAGCGCTAGAATCAACCGACAGGAGAAGCAGCATGGCAAAGCCTACCTTCATGGAACGTATTCAGGCCCTCGGATTCAGCTCGTGGGCCAGAGAAGCCAAGCCGGAGGAGTTAGTTGAAGGGCTTGCCGAGCTTTCGACCTCGGGCGTGAAAGACTCCAAATCCGTCAAGGACGAGGAAGAATCCGAAGCCGAGGCTGAGCGCGAAGAAAAGGAACGCGAAGCCAAGGACAAGAAGCGCAAGGCAGCCCGTGACGCGGCCGAGCATCCTGCGAAGTGCATGTGCGATGACTGCATGGATGCGCGCGATTCCAAAAAGGGCGGCAAGGATGCCAAAGAGGAGTTCGGCGAGGACGAAATGACGGACGCCGACAAGCTCGAAGAGGAAGAGAAAAAGGACGACAAGGAAGAAAAGAAGGAAGCGGCGAAGGACGAAAGTGCCGTGATCCTGCCCACCAATGAGCATTCCAAGTCCGAATTCTCGACCGGCGATGCCGCGAAACATCTGCTCACCCTGAAGCCCGTGATCGCCAAGTACGGCGACAGGGCTGCAAAGGACGCGCTCAACTCTCTGTGCAAGGGAATCCGCGAAGTTAAGGCGGGCGCGAAAGATAGCGCCACCAATCCTTTCGCCCTTCTGACTCACATCACCAGCGCCGATGGCATGGGTGACAATGAGCCGGAAATCCCAATGTTCCAGTTCTTCAACGGGAAATCGCACGCCGATGGCCTCAAGGCGTGGAATGAGTACCAGGATCGTCGCGCAGCGAATCGTCGCGGCTAACGCCAACGAACTAAAGGAGCAATCCCATGCCCG